TCACTATATTTGACATTATAATATATTGATCAGAAAGATTTTCGGCAGTAGAATAAGCTTGGCTCTGGGCTTTAGTTATTTCGTCAAGTTTATCTGGTAACGACTCAAGAACTGAATCTAAATCTTCCTTAGCCGCTTTTAGTCTTTTAACATCATCGTTTTGTGTTACAGCATCATAAACACTTTTAGCTATGCTAAAAGCAGCTGTTGCTATAGCTAGCATAGGAAGTAATCTCTGAATGACAACTGAGCCAACTCTCCCTATGTTCATGATAGCGCTGGCAGTAGCAGTAGCTGCGGTAGCTGTTTTCTTAAACACCATCTCTACTCTGCTAAAGCCTATGCCAGATTTTGTCATCTGATCTAAAGCATCCGTCTGCCTAGCGTAGTAGTTTAGTGAGTTTTTAATGGAAGAGTTTATAGATTTTTGTCCTTCAGTTACAAATGTGAAGAATCCACCGCCTACAACAGCTTTCTCATAGTCTCTTATAACGCCTTCGTTAGCATTTCTAAGAGTTTCCTGATTAACTGTTTCCATACTTTCTAATTGAGTATTAAGCCTTCTATTTTCTAGAGCTATTAGCTTTTTAACGTCTCCTTGAAGAACGTCAATAGCATTTAACTCTGAAACTTTAGCTTGGTAAGACCTCTCAGATAGCCTTACTCTCATTTTTTCCAGCTCAAGTAATTCGTATGTGTCTTTTAGCTGAGCTTTGGATTGTAGTATATCTTTTTCACCTAGGTCAAAAAGTCTATCATTAAGTCTACTGTTTGTGGAAGAGATCTTACTAGAATAAGCATTAGTTCTTTTCTTGATGTTTATCTGGTTGTCAACAGATTCGTCGTATGATTCTTTTAAAAAGGTATTTCTTTTAGAGTAAGACTCTTTTATTTCCTCCATCTTCTCTTTGGCAGAGTCTAATGTTGGAAGTAGTTTGCCAGAAATTAGTGCAATAACTCCAATAAATGGGCCAGCTAATAGCATTGGATTATCCGCAACTAGAGAGACTAGCGGCAAGAATGCACTATTAAGAACTTTAGTAGTTTCAGTACCAGCATCTCTGATTGAGGCTGTTAACTTATCATATGCACTAACATCAACATTATCAGCAATATCACCGAACTTCTGATTACCTTGTTCGATAATCTCATTCATGAAAGCCTGTCTTCTCTCAAACTGAGTAAGCTCAGACTTAGCTTTCCCTATCTGGTCTGCATAGTTTTCTACGGCGTCATCAAGCCTAACCATGATACCTAATTCGTCTAAGATTTCAGGCTCAAGCTTGATAGCACCTCTAGAAAGTCTGTCCATAGCATCAGACATGTCTCTACCAAGAGCTATAGAAGCACCTTTAGCTACTCTACCAAGAGCTTCAATTTCGTCTTGATTGAACCCAGCCGATGTTGCTAGAGCTACTGATCTCATAGCATCTACTGTTGATATTGCGTAGTCAGTAACCTCTCTAAGACCTTTAGTAATGACACTAAAAGTTTGGCCACTAGCGTAACCTAGCTGATTTACGCCTTCCGTAAGCTGTTCTGCTTTAGCAGCATCAGATAGTCTTTGGTAAGCAGCTGTGATAGCAAACAGGTTAGCGGCAATTGTAGCGTAGGCAGCAATAACGCCTCTGTTTCCTTCTTTTGCTAGAGCTAGAGTCGAGGACTCGTTTCTGCCCCCAGAACCTCTTTGTCCACTTAATCCTTTTTCATGGGTCTGCCTACTTTTTGGGCCGCCTCTATTAGGTCGTCTCTTTTCTTCTTTTTCCGCTTCTTTATTAAAACCAGCCATTTCTGCTTTGGCTTGTCTTGCAGATTTACCTAGAGTTTCTACCTGCCTTACTTTCTTTTTAAGTCCAGGAGTTTCCTCATTAAGTTCAGCATTTACTTCTTGTAACTCTGCTGTATGCTTCTGTAAATCTGCAGCTACCTTATTTAATATAGCTTGCTTGTCCACAGTAAGACTATTAGAGTTTCCAAGTAGAGAGTTTATTCTTTGCTGTATTTTTTGTATTCTGTCGGAGTGTCTTGCTACTTGTTTCTGGGCATCTGAACTTTCCCATAGCTCTGCACTTACCTGGTCAATCTCCGAAGCCATTACCTTAAGACTAGAGTATGCTCTGTTTAGTTCTTGAGATAGCTCCCTAGCACCAGAAGCTACATCAGCTTTGTCCATTTTAGCGATAGAAGCCTCAGCCTCTTTTAGGGTGTTAGTTAACTTACTAAAAGAAGTAAACCTTTTCTCAATAAAGCTAGCGCTAGAGGCTCCTTTCTCCATAGCCTTCTCGAAGCTTTTAGAAGACTTTTCCATATCTTCGTTAGCTATTCTAAGGGCATTAGAAACAGAAGAAGCCCTGCTAGGGTCTCCAGCGGAGGAGTTTCCTGATTTAATAGAGGCCTCCACTTTTTTCATGGCAGACTCTACAGATTTTGGTATCTTCTTCACTTCGGAAGATACTTTTTCAACAGCTTGTCTAGTAGCTTTAATACCTTCTGCTGTTAATTCTAATTTATATTCTCTATCCGCCATTTATTTCTTGTTTTTAGAAGAGAGCTTATCCATCTCCTTCTGCCTAGCTTTTTGAGATTTGTCCACCATATCGGACTCTATCATAGCTATTAAGTCTATACAGAACTTTTTATCTTTTATTTCATACTCATCCATTAAGTTAAACAAAATACATTTATCTACACCAGTTACACCAACTTCAGTTACTACTCTGCTCATAGATAGAAATATACTAACTACCCTTTTACTAAACTCTGAAAGGTCTTCGTAGTAGAGTGGCATTTTTTCTGGCTCGATAGGTCTTCCTAGCTCGGTCTGTATTTTTATATACGTGTCTTTATCTATTTTAGAGCCGGAAGATTTGAGGTATCTCTTTATTTCTTCAATTATCTGATTTTTTTGCTGAATTACGAAAGGATTCTAAATCCATTACAATATCATTAACCCACGAGTCGAAAGTTGGGGATTTATTGATAAGATATTCAGCTGCTTCTTCTGAGTAATCAAGTTCTGTCTCATCTGTGACACCTTCAGGTAAATCGTCTTTTACTGGAAGAAGTCTTCTAAGATTTTTAACAGTTAAACCTTTCCAATCAACAACTGACTTTTTAGCGAATGCTGATATAAATTGATCTTATTTGAGTTTTTCCCTACTTCTTTTTAATGTGGAATCCCAAACATTTTCTGTGTTTTCTTCTCTAAGCTTTCTAGCAATATCTCTAGAAATATAGCGAATGTTTACTTCAAATCCAGGATAACCGGGAAAGTCTGCCCAAACGGTTAGATCGTCTGTAAGAAGCGTTTTAATATTTAACATGTAATAATTTTCCTTTCTAGCTAACAATAAGGGGAAGTATAAAGATATACTTCCCCTATTCACAACTATTTTATAATAAATGCACTATAAATGTCAAGTTTAATTTATATTATGTGCCTTGTTTTTTGAGCCTACTATTCACCCACATACTTGATAGAAGCCTCGTCTGCTGTACTGATAGTTGATGGAATACCTTGGAAGGCAACATCAACAGAAACAATATCTTCGATAGAGACGGTCGGAATCTGTAAATGTGCTGTAGGTAAGTTAATTTCCATTCTAGGGGTATTGCCAGTTCCGCCTATGACAAATTTAATATCGAAGGAATTGGTAATAGTATCAGTATCTGATCCTAGGTCTTCAATAAGGTCACCAGAGTCGCCATTAGTTCCTGTATCAAGGTAACATGTAAAATTACCTGTCACACTCTTAGCCCCTGGAATTGCGGCAAACGGAGTATTAACTGATCCAATGGTTTGAGGTGTTAGGAACTCAATATTATTAGAGAATTCAATTTCACCACCTGTAAGGACCATGTTATAAACACCGCCGCCAGCACCAGGGTAAGAAGTAGCATCATCTGCCGTGACTGATAGAGATGTAAGCTTGTTCTTAATATAGTTTGTTGTGGAGCTAATACCTTCGGTGATAGCCGCTGAGGCATCGAATGATGCTGGAGAGGTGATTAATTTACCTAACCCACTCCACTCAATCATAGCAATACCATTGACATCGAAGCTAATTCTAGCATTATCAAGTACACAGCCTTCGACTTTGTCGATTTTTAGACCAGAACCTGCTGTATAGTCTGCATCGGCCGCATTGTTAGCTCCTAGCACAAAATACAGGTCAAAGACACCTAAGTTAATTGTGTTAGAACCTTCCCATGAAATATCTAGGTCTGTAGCATCTGCTGTTAAGTTTGTGAATGTGTAAGCAGAGTAAGCCCCTGATCCCACAAAACAAGCCCATAGAGCTTCTTCGATAGCATGTTGATATGCGCTAGCACTGTCTGCAGCGCCTGTACCTCCACCGCCTGCAGCAGCAAATGGTCTAATATATGTTGAGAAGCTGAACGTGGCTGGGTTATAAGCGTCGGTAAAAGCTCTTCTACCTCTTCTAGATACGCCTGCCGGTGTTGCCGCTTCGTTTAACTCTACCTCAGTAAGTTCCGTATCTTGGTCGTAATCATAGTCCTCGAGAACAGGAATTTCCCAGATAGTAGAGTCTTTAACTAGGTAAACTTTAGTATCTCTACTGAAAAAGTTAGCCATTTATTTTCCTTTAGTAATGCACAAGCAATTCCATTTCGCCAACGGCTAACGGAGCTAGTGCTCCTTCGTCAGTGTTTATGTTAATAACACTAATGTTTTTTATACCTTGAGTGTTACCCTGACGATCATTGTAAGTTATCTTGTTAGTGCCGTCTAGCACCGTCTCTATATCCTCTAGAATTTTATCTAGTTCTAAGAGAGCCATCTCTTTATGGTGAGTATAAACTCTAACATTTACTGTTAGATATCTCTCTTTTATATTTCCCGGCAGATACTGCCTATTTTCTGGGCCTGCTGTTATACATACTGTAGGCCAATCTCTAATTTCATCGGGAAACACTAACTTAGTGAATATATTCTTAGAGTATAGCTGAGACAGGAAGTCATCGCTACCGTCTATAACACTAATACTAGACTTTAAAGCCTCTGTTATAGCGCTTCTTCTGGTAGTATAAAGTCTATTACTCATTAGAATACTCTTTCCATGTGAACATTTAAGCCAAACTCTTTTAGCTTTATATCTCTTGCTATATCCCTTAAAGAGGCTTCTATTATGCTTTTAGGGTCTCTTTGAACTACAGAGTTCCACGGTGCTTTCCCCAATTCTTGTTCAAACACAACGTATGGGTCTCTTCTATACGTATATTTTAGAACCATATCGTGTTCAGTTTTAGTTATTCCTTTAATAAATACACTAGAAGCAAATGTTCCTGTTCTATTTACTAGAGAAGGAGTTCCCATGTTTTTTATAACTGCTAGTCTTAACTTGGCGTTTATTATACCTATTAATGACAACACTTCTGGTTGACTCATTTCGAGTTCTTTATAGCCAGACACTTCATCATCAATGATAGCTGCGGTATTTATTATGCCTTTTTCAGCTTCTTTAGATTTAGATTCTGATTTCTTCAAATCTTTTCCTATAGAAGTAAACAGTTTACCTCTTTCAGTGGATTTTCTAGAGATCTTTGTACCGAATATAGCAGATTTAACTATTTCGTCGCCTAGCTTTTCTTTGCCAAGAACTTGGTCCATGAATTGTTTTTCAAACTTTGCGATTGGGGTAGACGATAGTATAACATCTGTTACGTCTTCCTTACCAGATATTACCAGGCTGACAGTATGTTTAAATCCTGAAGAATTACCTGTACTTCTAGTTTGGATTTTGAAATCTTGCTCATAATCCTTTAATGTTAGCTTTAGACTTTCTAAGGCTTTATCTATCTTATCTAATAGATCAATATTTTTATCTAGGAATATAATAAGAGATTCTACGTCGAACTTCTTCTCAAGTTTTTTAACTTTAGTAATTAAGTCGTTTCTAGTTCTCTTTATTACCTTAGTAGAAATAGCATTATATCTATGCATTTTCCTATTAACTAGCTTGCCTGAAACTTTTTTAGGTTTGGTTTTAAAAAATCTAGCTGTTCTAGAAGCTAGACTAGAAGATACTTCCGTTCTTAGTTTTAGCATTATAAAGTATTTAGAGTAGAATTTTCTACCAATTTCCTGAATTTCTTTCGAGGTTAATACTTCGCTAAGCATAGTTTCTATATAAATCTAACGTTTTAGTTACATGCTTAGGCCATGATGAGGGGCCCTTGCTGCCTTCTTCTCCTGTTTTTAAGGTGAACTGGAGATTACTTTTTGTTGTATTATGTTCATTATTTATGTAGTAATCTACTAAATCTACTACAGCTAATTTAAGGTCTTCTGGTATATTTCCGTAGCCGCCAGTATAAGTTATTTCGACAGAATTTATCCCTATTGGAAAGGACAGAAAGTTTCCAGAAGAATTTACTCTATAGATAGCGTCTAAGTAATCATCTATAATGTAGTCTTCGTCTAAAACTAATTCGTTCCACTCCCCAGATACTTTCTCTCTTACTGAAGTGACCCCCACTATAGGGACTTCTCTCAAAAAAACAGCTCTAATATCAAATTTTATAGAGTGATACTCTACTAGCTCGTCCTCATAGTGGGAATTAAATTCTCTATTACAATAATTTCTTACTAGAGCAGAAACTCCTGGAAGGTGGCTAGTAACTATGTCATCTACAGTATCAGAGGTAATACCAGAAATATCTTTGTATTCTTCAAGTGTTATTAAGTTTGACATTTTTACCTACCATGAATAGCTGGGAGCTATATTTAAAGCTCCCAGCCTAATTCATTAAGAACCAGAGTGTACAAGTCCGTGTACTGCTTTCGCATTAACGATAAGGTCTTCAAAACCTAGTCTTTGGCTTGCAACAAGTACTCTTTGTTGTTTTCTAACCTCGTAGTCGCTTTCTACTTTCACACCTCTTACTCTAGGAATAACGAAGTTTCTAGTATTAACAGCTAGGGCGTAAGCTTCTCCTGTGCCTGGATCGTTGAATTCATCACAGAGAATAACTGGTGAGCCATACACCTTACCAACTTCACCAGTAAGTTTGGTTGCTTGGTCTCCAACTAGGTTCCAGTCTTGGAACTCGGCGTCTTCGATAAGTTCGAAGTATGAAGCTTGTGAAACGATATAAATGACGTCTTTAGGGCTCACACCATACTTACCCATTTGCTTTCTAGCAGACATCAGGTTAGCTGCTGTTAATCCTGGGAATGAAGCAAATGCGCTTGTAAGTTGAGTAATAGACGAAGCATCCTTAGCCATCTCTAGGAGTCCATCGAAAGCTCCTGGAACTACTGCGGTAGAATGACCACCAAGTAGAAGAGCGTGTTCAACAGTTCTTGCTTGAGATCTAACTAGAGATTCTCTTAGAAGCGGAAGAATCGGAATAATTGAGTCTTCTTCTGTCTGGTTACCGAGCACAGTGTGAGAAATCATGTTTCTTGTGCTTAGAATCTTCTCTCTTAGGTCGTTACCATCATAAGGAGAACCATAAGTATCACCTCTAGATGCTAGGTTACCGTGCGGGTCACTACCGCTAGTGGCCTGCTTAGCAAACTCAGCATAGCCAGCGTCTGGTAGGATAGGCAGCGTCAGAGTGGCTTGGTTCATCTTAATTTCTCTAAAGAGAGGAGCTAAGATGAGAGCATTCTGAATATCTCTTTCAATTGTAGAAGAAACAACGTTCTCGAACGGGTTAGCTGCACCATCTGGCACAGAAATACCAGAGTCAGTGTTAGATGCCTTTTCAATGAAAGACTTAGCGGCCTCAGTTTTCCAGCCCTTCTCTGTGGCTAGGCCTAGAAGATGTAGTTCTACAATCTCGTCTTTGTTAGTTTCGGTAAATGACTTACCGCCCCCATTGTCAAAAACTCTCTTAGAGCTTTTGAATTTCTTAAGGTCTTCTACTTTCTCAGTAAGAGCCTTGTTAATTTCCTCAAGAGTATTGGATTTTTCGCTAAAAGCTTTTTCCATTTCCTCTTTTTGCGCTGCTAACATCTTTTCGATTTCAGTTTTACCTACTGAAACAATGCTTGCCGTAAGTTTTTCTTCTGCTTCCTTGGCAGCTTTCTGCCTATCAGCTTCTTCCTTAGCAGCTTTATCTTTAGCGTCTAGAGCTTCTGCAACACTCTTATCAGTGCTCTCTTTAAGTCTAGCAAAAAGCTTTTCTAGTGCTTGATCGTCCATAGTATTTTCTTTCTTTTCACTGGAGCTTATAATAGAGACTAAGTCGTCTTCAGCTCCCTTTAGTTGGTCTTTAAAGCCGCTAAATGATTTAATTTGGCTAAATAATGAATCCTGATTACAGGGTATAGACACAACTGATACTTCTAATAATTCGACGTCCTTAAAAATTAAGCCGCCTGTTTTGTTGTCAAAGTCAGCTTCTTTTCCGATAAATCCTACAGAAAATCCTTTGACTAATCCATTCTTAATATAACTTTTAACTTGCTCATCATAAATTTCGGCGGTAAGTTCTAGCCCATTCTCGACAACTTCTACTTTAGTGCCTTTACCGATTACTCTGTCATGATTGTGATTAAAAAGAATAATAGGATTTTTATTAAAATTATCTAGTCCACCTTTAGACCAGGCATCCGATACAATAATATCGTCCATCCTATCTTTATTGTTGGTACTAGCAAATCCTTTAATCTTTACCGGGCCGTTATCATCTCCGACCGATTTTGTATTAAACTCGGAAACTACAATAAATTGCTTCACTTAGCTTCCTTTTTAAATCCTGCTAGGAGTTCTTCTTTTGTAGGAGATTTGTTACCTTCTCCAGAAGTTTCTGCAGTCTCGGGATTGCTATTAAGGTTTTCGCTAGCATTCCCTGTATTGTTATTATCATCTTCAAGATCTTCGTTTTCATTTAGATCCATCTTTCTCATTTCAGTAGAAATGATTTTCATAGCCCTACTCCAGGAACCAAGAACTCTAGTAATTTGTCTGCCATTTTTATAAGGCTTGGACTCAATTCTGTTGTAATCTTGCATAGAGACTAGTTCTGGGACTAGTCCGTTCTCGGAGAAGAACTTAGCTAATTTTCTTGCTACTAATGTTCTTCTATTCATCCTCTTCCTTACTAGGTCTTCCACCTGTGTCCGGATTTGTAGCAGAGCCAGCTATATTAGCTGGAACTCTAATTTCGTCCATTCCTTCGTCCTTGGAAGCCTCTTTGTTTAGCATTTCTCTAGCCTCATTAGGAGTTATGATACCGCCATTAACTAAAGATACTACGTAAGCTGATTGTTCCTTTAGTTCAGGCTGCATAGCTGGAATATCAGTTAATACAGGAACTATAGTGAATCCAGAAAAAGTTTCTAGAGCTGATATCAGCTTATTAACCATTGGAAGTACTGTTTCTAAGTAGTACAGCCTGTGATTAGGTCTTATGTTTGCGTTATTTCCGCCGTCAACCAATACCGGTGGTATTCCTAGAGATTTATAGATTGATTTTTCTATACTTACAACAGAGTTTTCAAAGTCTAGCTCTCTAAAATTAACATTAGAGATCTTATCAAGCTCCATACCACCATCTAAAATCAGCGGCCTTCGGCCGCCATTATTAGGGCTATAGGCCCTTAACCAGCCTTCGATCATTCTCTCTTTGATTTTCTCGCTAAGAGGATTTTCGTTCTTTAGTACTAAGCCTGGAACTGCTCCATTTTTGAAGAAGTTATCTTGAAAGTCAATCATGGCCTTTAATCTGGCCATACTTCCTTTAATTGCTTTAAGTCTGGAAGTACCTCTGTATCCGCTAGAGATATTGTTGTCCTTGATATGGATAATTTCTTCCGGAGGATACTTCTGTATTTCCAAGTAAGAAAAATATTCTATATATTCCTTTTCAGAAGTCTTGATTGTCACATTTTTAGCAGGTAGTCTGTAAAAAGACCCTTCATCTTCGTCAAAATAGATAAAAGCATTACCGTCTAGGAGGAGGTCTATATAAACATCTCTCCAGAAAGCGTTTCTATCTTGGAACGGATTAGGTTTCCTATTTATAATGTTAAGAAATTCTTTAGGTTTTAATACATTGCCTTTAAGAACTTTATCAGATAAATCAAATTTAATATCCGAGCAATCATCAACAATCATGTTAACTGCCCTATTTACGCTTTCTAACTTTTCGTAGTAATTTTTGTAAGTTAATTCTATAGTTTCGCTAGGGACATAGTGTCCGTGCTCTAAAGCTATAAAAGGTTGGGATGGGTTTAGTTTTTGTTTTGGTCCGCTGAATAGCTTGTTAAACATTTATCCCTTTGTTTTTGCACCCAATTTTTCTGTGCCTTAGCAGTACCCAATCCTGGATTTTTGCCGTAGACATCATGCAGTCTTTTATGCCATTCTTTTGTTAAAGTAACAGCTTCTACATAAAGTTCCTCATAATGTTGTTCTATAAAATCGTCTCTAACCGCCATAATATCGTCAGCGGTTTCAATTTTTATTTTGTTTTTTCTAAGCCACTTGTTAAGAAGGTCCGTCAACCCGTAATAGTGGTGAAATTCTAAGTCAGTTGTTTGACCAGAAATCTCACATTCTGTACCTTTTTCGTAACCCGACTTAGCCTTGTCTCTGACGTATTTTACAAGGTCTCTTTTGACTGTCATATTGAATTATATCATCACATGCACATTCTGGTCAAGAATTTTTTATGTGGTCTAGAACACCGTGGCCGATGTTACAAAGGTGTAAAGGGCATATCTTAAGGCATCCGCCATGTCAGAATAGTCATGCTTCGGTTTCTCCTTAACTAGGTTTGGGTTAGGGTCCCAATGGTAACCCTCCAAGGCCTGTTGTAAATATTTACAAGATTCGTCTACAATTAGTCTATCATGTTCTACAATAGAGGAAACGTAAGAGATGCCATCATTGACTGATTTTTTCGCCTTTTGAGTCGCAATATCATAAATGCCAGCTAGGTCAGCCCTGAATTGGGCTGCAGCTGGATCAGCGTAAATGAAGTCTACATCGTATAGCATCATTAGATCCTTAATTCTAGCAGCGTGCTGTTCTGTGTTCCGTTCCCCGCTATGATACTCTTTAAGGGCGTAAAACTTCTTATCCTCCCAGTTGTAAGCTATAACTACGAAACTTGTAGGGTCATTATAACCAATGTCCAACCCTGCGATTATATCGCATCCCTTAGTGTTAAATTCACTTAGATCCTTAATACAAGATGTATGGTTAAACTTCCAAATACGACCTTCGAATACGTTAAAGCTAGCGAGATACTCTTGGGCAAATTCTGCTTCACCCATAGAAGCTTTAGCCTCTGCAATGTCTTCTTCACTTACTCTAGGATTCTCGTGGTAGTCAGCGTGTATTGATACCCAGTTTTCAAAGCCATCTTCGCTAAAGCCTCTTTGCCAGAATTCATGGAACCAGTTGGCTCTACCACGTGGAGTAGAGATAAATATGGCTTTTGAGCCTTCTTCGACTAGCGTTGGACGTAACTGAATATTGAAAGCATCCTTACCGTCACTAAGAGCAGCCTCGTCAAAAATAATTAGGTCGTAAGAACGACCAACACAAGAGTCAACCTGACC